GAAGGCACCGTTCGCCCGTTGCCGAGCGCGTCCAGAGCGGCCTACTTCACTCTTGCCCCCGCCATGGCCGGGGCTGGAGGCGCAGGGCTGTTGGCCATGACGCCTGAGGAGGCCGCAGCGGCAGAGATTGAGCAGTACCTTTCGGGGAAGGGCAAATGACACCCGCAGAACGCGCCAACCTCGAATACACCTACCAGAGACTGGCGTCGCTGATGGACAGCGGCGACATCCGGCAGGCCGAGATGGACGAACTGTATCGCATCGATGACCTCCTGCGCCCAATCTGGACGCAGGAGCAGGCCGACTACGAGCAGCAGATGGCACCCACCATCGCCAGCGCAGAACCGACGACGGTGGAGTGGCTGGCGGGCAAGATGACGCCCGCGATGCAGGGCTTTCGCGGCATGTTTCCGGGCGTGGCGACGGATGAGCGCGCGGCCTATCAGGACGCCAAAAGGGTCGCGGGGCTGCTGGACTTTGTCCCGTTCATCGGCGGTGGCATCAGCGCAGATCAGGCGCGCCGGGACGCGGAGCAGGGCAACTATGGGAACGCCGCGATGAACGCAGGCTTCGGCCTGCTGGACATCGTGCCGGGTCTGGGGAAGGCCGCAAAGGCCGTGCGAGGGGTACGCTGACATGCCGCTGAAAAGGGGGTCGTCCCAGAAGGTCATCTCTGGTAACATCCGCGCCGAGATGAAGGCGGGCAAGCCGCAGAAGCAGGCCATCGCCATCGCCCTGTCCAAGGCGGGCAAGGCCAAAAAGGGCAAAAAGTGATGGCTGACGCTTCCATGGGACGGATCACGACGCCGAAAATCGTGGACGCAAAGACCAACCGCGCCAACCTTCAGCGCGTGCGGGACAACTGGATGCTTGGCCCCCAAAAGGCCAGCCCGAAGCCGGGTGCCAACGCCCCGTATTGGCAGGATCTGGCCGAGGTGTGGGGCATCAGTGAGGGCGAGGCGCGCAGGCAACTGTGCGCCAACTGCGAATATTTCGAGAATACCCCGGAGATGATGCGCGCCACGGAGAAGATCCCGTTTGACGCGCTGGACGCGGACGGCGGCGGGCGCGGCTACTGCCACAAGTTCGATTTCATCTGCCACAACCTGCGGACATGTCAGGCGTGGGAGCGCAAGGATTACGAGGCCGAGGAATGATCGCTGACTACGACGAATTGAAGGGCGCGGTCGCGGATTTCCTGAACCGCGACGACCTGACGGCGGTGATCCCGACGTTCATTCGCCTGTGCGAGGCCCGGATCGACCGGGATCTGACGCATTGGCGGCAGGAACGGCGCAGCACGGCCACGCTGGATGCCCAATACAGCACCATCCCGTCCGATTTCCTGCGCCCGATCCGGCTTCAATTGCTGGACACGTTCACGGGCGAGATCGCGCCTGTCAGCACGGCCCAGATGCTGCAGATGCGGCAGGATCGGAACGACCGCGTCGGTCGGCCCCAGTATTACGCCCTGACGGGCGGCGCGCTGGAACTGTTCCCGACGCCCGACGACACCTATGACGCCTCGCTGGTCTACTATGGCCGCGTCCCGGCGCTGTCGGACAGCAACACGACGAACTGGCTGCTGACGGAGGCACCGGACGTCTACCTCTACGGGGCGCTGCTGCATTCGGCCCCCTACCTCAAAGACGACGCCCGACTGGGCGTTTGGGAGAGCATGTTCAAGCTGGGGCTGGACACGCTGAACACCAGTTCCGACGCGGCCAAATACGGCGGCGCGGGCCTGCGAATGAAAACCAGACGGGGTGCGCCATGAGCCTTTCCAACACCTACGAAACGACGACGCTGAACTGGCTGTTCAACGGCAGCGCGGTGACGCGCCCGACCAGTTGGACCATCGGCGTCTTCACGGTCGCGCCGACCGACAGCACCGCCGGGACCGAGGTCACGGGCGGCAGCTACGCGCGCCAGAGCATCGCCTTCACGGTGTCCAACCCGACCGCCACCAACACGGCAGCGGTCGAGTGGCCCGCCGCGACGGCTGACTGGGGCACCATCGTCGCCTGTGCCGTGTTCGACCAGAGCGGCGTCATGATCGCATACGCGGCGCTGACGACGTCCAAGACCATCAACACGGGCGACGTGCTGCGTCTGCCCGCGTCCAGCCTGACCTTCACGCTGAACTGATACCAGCGTGGGCGCGACATGGACCGGGACTGTTGACCTCCTGACCGGGCAGGGCGCACGCGTCTCTGTCCGGTTCAGCACGGCCATTGTCCCGGCGAACATCGGCGGCGCGATGACGGTCCAGCCTCTGGGCATCAACGAGACGGTCACCTTCGAGGAAGACCGCATCTATTCCGCCGAGACGATGGACGACAACATCACCGGGATCGGCCTGTCGGGCGCGCGGGTGGATGGGATCTACCTTGGCGAACTGCAGATCACCTTTGTGTCGGACGTCGATGCAGCCTGCCAGATCGACGTCACCCTGACGGGCGACGCGACGATCACCTCGGCATCGCTGACGGCATTGTGAGGTCAACATGCCCCTTCAGTACGTCGGTGGAAACTTTCAGCAGGCAGGCGGGCTGACCACCATCTCTGTCAGCCTGACGGGGCTGACGGGTGGCCTGTCGTCCACGGCGGCAGCGAATGACATCGTCATCTACGCCATCATCCGCCCCAACATCTTGGACACCAACCTGCCGCTGCCGACCAACGGCGGCTACACCGAACTGGCCGACCTTTACGCCAACGACGACAACGACGCCAACATGGGCGTCGGCTACAAGATCATGGGCACGACGCCCGACACCTCCGTCGATTTCACCTCCGCGACGGGCATGGGCTGCGCGGTCTACGTCTGGCGCGGCGTGGACACGACGACGCCTCTGGATGTCGCTGTCACGACGGCGACGGGCATCAACGGCAACCTGCCGACGCCCCCGGCGATCACGCCTGTGACCGCAGGCGCGGTGGTGATCTGCGCGGCGGGGAGCGGCACCCCCTACGCCACGCCGGGACTATTCACCAGCACCGACCTGTCGAACATGTTCTCCGCGCAGGAGACGACCGGATCTCTGAACGGCAGCGTCGGCCTCGGCAGCTTTGCGTGGACAAGCGGCACCTTCACGCCCGCCCAGTGGGGCGGCGTCACGTCAGCCGCCACCAACTCATGGGTGGCCGCGACGCTGGCCCTGCGGCCAGCGCCCACCACTTTCATCGACATCGACGCGACCGACAGCATCGACCTGACCAGCACGTCGTCTCTGGTCCGCGTGGCAGAAATGGCTGGCACGGCCAACATCGCGCTGGGCTTCGACGCGACCTTCGTGGACGTCGTGCAGGTCGCCGGATCGGCCAGTATCGCCCTGACGTCGTCGTCGGCACTGCAGCGGGTGGCCCGGATGGCGGGCACGGCCAGCGTCAGTCTGACCGCAACGGCCAGCATGGTCACCGTGGGCATCGTCCTGATCGGGGCGTCGGCAGACATCGCACTGACGGCATCGGCCAGCACGGTCGCGGTGCGCCAGATCAACGCGACGGCGACGACAGACCTGTCGGCGGTGGCCGCGATGGGTGCCCTGACCAACATCACGGCCAGCGCGGACGTCACGCTGTCGGTGACGGCGACCATGACGCTGCTGTGGGAACCCGGCAATGTCGCCAGCGAGGTGTGGTCCCCGCAGGGCGCGCAGGCCGAGATCTGGACCGACCAAGGGCCACAGACCGCGACGTGGAGTTGAGAAACACGCCCCGGCGTGACATAACGACGTAACGCAAGCCTGACGGAGATGGCGCATGGCTGATACCACAACCACCAACTATGGCCTGACCAAGCCTGAGGTCGGTGCCAGCGCCGACAATTGGGGGGCCAAGATCAACGCCGATCTGGACGCCGTGGACGCCCTGCTGGGCGGCACGGGCGCGCAGAAGGCCAAACCCAACCTGTCGGGTGGCCTGTGGAAGATCGACGGGACGGCGGTGACGTCCAGCGCGGATGAGTTGAATAAGCTGGACGGGCTGACGGCAACGACCAACGATCTGAACACCCGCCTCATGCCGTCTGGCGGCATCATCATGTGGTCTGGGTCTATCGCGTCAATTCCATCCGGTTGGTTTCTCTGCGACGGCGCAAACGGCACCCCAAACCTGCGCGACAGGTTTATCGTTGGCGCGGGCAGCGCATATGCGGTGGGCGCGACGGGCGGGGCAGACACTGTCGCACTCAGCCAAGCGAACCTTCCGGCGCACACTCACACATTCAGCGGCACGACCAACACGACGGGTTCGCACACGCACGTCGAGCAAAACTACCCCACGAACGGTTCTGGCGACGGTGTCGGTCCCGGCGCATCTTGCTGCGGCGGCACGCCCACGAACAGCGGTTTGACGACGCTGCCTGCAGGCGACCACAGCCACACGTTCAGCGGTACGACATCATCTGTCGGCTCTGGTTCTGCACACGAAAACCGTCCGCCGTACTACGCGCTGGCGTACATCATGAAGGCGTGATCGTGGGCGCAGCAGTAGCGGATCAGCGATATGCCATCTGCCAGTCGTGCGAAGACTTCCTCGCAACGACAAAGCAATGCCGCCTCTGCCTGTGCTTCATGCCGCTAAAGGTCAAGTGGGACAAAGCCGAGTGTCCTGCCCGCAAGTGGGGAAAGATAAATGCCGCCTGAGATGATTTGGAGCGCGTTGCTCACCGCAGCCATTGGCCTGATTGGATGGGTGCTGAAAACCTATGCGGATGAGCAGGCGCGCCTGCAAATCCTCTTGAACCGGACGCGCGAAGAGATCGCCAAAGACTATGTCACCAAGGCCGAGGGTCACGCCGACATCGACTGCGTAATCCTGCGACTAGAGGCGCTGGATGCCAAGATTGATCGGTTGATCGAAAGGGCAGGGAAATGAGCCGCAAGTTTAGCCAGCGCAGCATTAAAAACCTGCAAGGCATCCACCCTGATCTGCGCCGGGTGATGGACCGCGCCCTGCAACACGCGCCCTTCGCCTTCATCGTCACAGAGGGCCTCCGCACGGAGGCACGACAGCGCGAACTGGTCCGCATCGGCGCGTCTAAGACGATGGACAGCCGACACCTGACAGGCCACGCCGTGGACATCGTCCCCTTCGTGGACATCGACAAGGACGGCAAGGTCGAGACGGAAGAGATGTACGCGTGGCCGCTATACCACCGCCTTGCCACGACGGTGAAGGCGGCGGCGGTGGCCGAGGGCGTCCCCATCGTCTGGGGCGGCGACTGGCGCACCTTCAAGGACGGCCCACATTGGGAACTGGATCGCCGGGTCTATCCGGTAAAATGAGGAGCGACTGACATGTCCAACGATCAAATGGCTGGCGTCGTCCGCGCGCTGGCGGCTGCTGGCGGCGGCTACCTTGTCGGGCAGGGCGTGATCGACGCCGAGACGGCCACCGCCATCACGGGCGCGGTGACCACGCTGGCCGTCGCCCTGTGGTCGGTCTACGCCAAACGTAAATGATCTGGCGGGCGATCCTGACACCGCTGATCCGGCTGGCCGCTGGCGTCATCGCGCTGGCGGCAAGCTGGTTTGGCGGCAGGAAGGCGGCGCAGGCTGACATCAAGGCGCAGATCGCCACCGCCAGACTGAAGGCCACAGAGGCCGCGCATGAGGTGGAAAATGAAGTCGAGGCACTGGATGTGGATGCTCTCAAGCGCCGCGCTGCTGTGTGGGTGCGTAAAGGCCAGCGGTGACTTTTGCGACGTGGCCCGCCCGATATACTTTGGCAGTGATGCTGTGGTAGATTGGCTGGCAGAAAACGACCAGCCGATGCTGCGCGCCGTCGGCAGCCACAACGAGAAGACCGCGACATGCCCCTGATCCCGCTTCAACTGCCACCCGGCGTCTACCGCAATGGAACCGACATGCAGGCCGCAAACCGCTGGCGGGATGCATCGCTGGTGCGCTGGACGGATGGCACCATGCAGCCTGTCGGCGGGTGGCTGACGCGCGTCGTCATGACCGATCAACCCATCCGGGGCGCGATGGCGTGGCGCGATCTGAGCGGGGATCGCTGGTTCGCTGCGGGCACCTTTGAGGGCCTCTTCGTCGGATCGGCCAGCAACAGCGTCACCGATATCACGCCCGTCGATCTGGTGGTCGGGAACGCCGACGCAGCAGTCAATACGGGCTACGGCGGCGGCTTCTACGGCACCGCAGCCTACGGCATCGCGCGGCCCGATACGGGCATGCCCCTGCCGCCGACATCGTGGTCCATGGACAATTGGGGCCAGAACCTTGTGGCATGCAGCGACAATGACGGACGGCTGCTGGAGTGGACGCTGAACACAGCCAACAACGCCGCGCCGATCACCAACGCCCCCGTGAACTGTTCGGCCCTTGTGGTCACCGAAGAGCGGTTTCTGTTCGCGCTGGGCGCGGGCGGCAACTATCGCAAGGTCCAGTGGTGCGACCGGGAGGCCAACACGGTCTGGACGCCCACCTCCACCAATGAGGCGGGCGACATCGAATTGCAGACGTCGGGCCAGATCATGCTGGGCATCGGGACGCGCGGCCAGACCCTGATCCTGACCGATCAGGACGCTCACGCGGCGACATATCAAGGCCCGCCCTTCGTCTACGGCTTCGAGCGCGTCGGATCGGCCTGCGGGGCGATCTCGCGCATGTGCGCGGCGGCTGTCGATGCTGGCGTGTTTTGGATGGGGCAGCGCGGTTTCTTCATGTACGCGGGCGGGGCCGTCCAGCCTGTCCCCAGCGAGGTCGCCGACTATGTCTTTGGCGACATCAACACGACGCAGCAGGCGAAAGTCGCGGCTGTTTCCAACGCCAAGTTCACGGAAATCTGGTGGTTCTACCCATCCAGCGGCAGCATCGAAAACGACAGATATGTCGTTTTCAACTACAAAGAAAACCATTGGTCTATCGGCCAGATGGCCCGGACCAGCGGGGTCGATGCGGGCGTGTTCAGCACGCCGATCTGGATGACGCCTGCGGGCTTGGCCGTGAACCATGAGATCGGCAACCAGACTGGCGGCGCGGCGGTCTATGCCGAGAGCGGCCCGGTCCAGATCGGGGCCGGGGACACGACCATGTCTGTGGTCGAACTGATCCCCGATGAGCGCACGCAGGGACAGGCGACCGTCACGTTCAAGACGCGCTTCTACCCCAACGACACCGAGCGGTCCTACGGCCCCTACAGCATGGCCAACCCGACCAACACCCGCTTCACCGGGCGGCAGATCGCCATGCGCGTGACGGGCGCGGACAACACCGACTGGCGCTGGGGCGTCCCGCGCATCGATGCCAGACCGGGGAGCGCGCGATGAGGCAGGGCATTCCACCTGTTGGCCGCGACGTCGCTGTCTGGGCCAATGACATGCGGCGCTGGCTGGCCCGCGCGCTGGATAGCCTGACGTTCAAGCAGGCGGGCGCTGGCGCGCCTGCCGATCAGGGTGGCGTGATGCTGTGGGACGCGGCGGCAGGCTATCCCGTCGTTTCCAAGGACGGCGTCTGGCGGCAGATCGTGCTGTCGGACGGCTATGCCATGCTGCAGATCTCCACCACCGTCACGGCGGCAGCGGCCAACACGGCCTATTCGCTGACATGGGACAGCCCGCCCATGGCCAACAACGGGGTGTCCGTCAGCGGCAGCGAACTGACCTTCGCCGAGGGTGGCCAGTACCTCATCACCTTCACGGCGCAGATCAAATCCTCCTCGGCCAGCACGGTCAATTTCTGGTTCTGGCCGCGCATCAACGGCGCGGACATCCCCGGCAGCACCATGAAGGCGTCGCTGCACAACAACGGGGCGACCATCGTCGTGGCCCGGTCGGCGCTGTTCAGCTTCACGGCGGGCGACAAGCTGATCGCACGCTGGGCGACGGACAGCACCAACGGGTCGCTGTCGGCAGAGGCAGCAACGACCTTTGCGCCTGCCACGCCTGCCGTCACGCTGACGGTGACGCGGGTGGCCGCATGACGGAACTGGAGCGGTGCCGCCCGTGGATTGAGGCCGCGCTGGCCTACGGCGGCGACACGCACACCTTTCAGGATGTCGCGGATGGTATCGCGTCGGGCCACATGCAGTTGTGGCCAGCCCCCAAGGGCTGTGCAGTCACGCAGATTGTGGTATACCCAAGGAAGAAGGCCCTCCACATTTTCTTGGCGGGCGGCGAGATGGACCAGTTGTTCGACATGACCGAGAGCGCGATGGCGTGGGGCCGTGGGCAAGGGTGCAGCGTCATGACGCTGTCAGGCCGCATGGGCTGGCAGCGGGCGCTGCGATCCGAGGGGTGGAAAACGACGATGGTCGTGATGGAAAAGGACATCTGATATGAGCGGTGGAAGCCAGACGTCAGAAACGAAAATCCCAGAATGGCTGAGTGGCGCGGCGCAGCAGGCACTGGCCCGCGCCAACAGCGTCGCGGCGATCCCCTACGCCCCCTATTTCGGCCCCGACGTCGCGGCGATGACGCCGATGCAAGAGGCGGCAGCGTCGAACATCAACGCCGGGGCGTCGGCCTTCGGCATGGCTGCGCCGACCGGGACGGGCATGCCTGAGGCGCAGACCTTCGCTGGCGGCGTCCGGGGCTACAGTTCCGCCCCGATGTACGAGGCGGCGGTGGCCGAACTGAAGGCCCGCAATCCGGGCACGTACAACGCCATCATGTCCCAGTTTGCGGACCCGATGACGGGCGCGCTGCCGTCGTGGATGCAGCCCCCGGCAGCAGCCCAACCGACCGGACAGCCTATCGTACAGCAAACGAGCAGATCAGACCGCAGCGCGGCTGAGATCGCGGCACTGCAACCGTCGCGGGGCTACGGCAGCTTCGTTCCCGGCGCGATTTCGTCGCGCCTACCGGGGGGCGTCAACACGCGCAACCCGGCCAGCGCGGTAAACCAAGCCATCGCACGCGCGACGCAGACCAACAACACGCCGTCGCAGTCTAACCGCCCGCGACCCAATCCGAACCGTAAGTGAGGGCACAGCCATGTCAGGCGCAGGCAATCCGCAGAACGTGACCGTCCCGACCGCGCAGCCGGGGCAGAACGTCTTCAACCAGTCGGCCAACGCATACACGGGCGCGCTGCAGGGCACGCAGGGCGTCATGCAGGGCGGGCCGAACATCGGCGCGTTTGCAAACCCCTTCACGCAGGGCGTCGTCAACACGTCCATGGATGCGCTGAACCGGGCGCGGCAGATGACGATGAACGACATCGGCGCGCAGGCGTCGGCGGCTGGCGCATATGGCGGATCTCGGCATGGCGTCGCCGAGGCCGAGAGCAACCGCAACTTCTATGACACGGCGGGCCAGACGGCGGCGAACCTGTACAACACGGGCTTCAACACCGCGCTGGGTGCGGCGCAGAACCAGCAGAACCTGCAGCTTCAAGCGGCGGGCCAGTTGGGCAACCTGTCCAACCTCGGCTTCGGCTACGGCACGCAGCTTGCGGGCGCGCAGAACACGATGGGTGGCCAGCAGCAGCAGATGATGCAGGCGCTGATCGATGCGGCCAAGGGCCAGTACAGCGGCTTCACGGGTGCACCCAATGCGGGCCTGTCATCTATTCTGGCCGCGCTGGGGGCGATGCCGGGTGGCCAAGGCACGACGACGACGCGATCCAAGCCGGGCGTCTTCGACTACCTGACCGCAGGCGCGACGGCAGCGGGCGCGCTGGGCTTTTGCTGGGTCGCCCGCGAGGTCTACGGCGCGGACGACCCGCGTTGGACCCAGTTCCGGCACTGGCTGATGACCGCTGCACCCAAGTGGTTGCTGAAGGCATACGCGACGCACGGTGAGGCTGTGGCCCGTGTGGTCAAGCGCGTGCCGATCCTGAAGGGCGTTCTGCGCCCGCTGATGGACCGTGCGCGGCGCGCCGCAGGGTTTGAGGGCTGACGCATGGCGATCAGCCCTGAAGCACAGGCCGCACTGGATCGCCTCACGCAGTCGTGGGGCCAGCCGCTGTCTGTTACCAGCGGTTACCGAGATCCGGCGCACAACGCACGCGTCGGCGGCGCACGGAACAGCCAGCACACGCACGGCAACGCCTTCGACATCAGCGTCGCGGGCATGTCGCCAGAGCAGCGTCTGGCGCTGGCCACGGCGGCGCGCAATGCGGGCTTTCAGGGCTTCGGCTTCTACGACAACAGCCTGCACTTTGACGTCGGCGCGCCGCGCGCTTGGGGGCCGTCCTACAGCCGCGACAGCCTGCCGGGGTGGGCTGCGGACTGGGTCGGGCAGAACGTCGGCGGCGGCGGCGGCGGCGGCAACATCACGATGAGTACAAGCGGGGGTGGGGCGATGGGCCTTCTCGATATGCAAGACGAACCGCAGACATTCGGCCAGCGCCTCAAGGCGGGCTGGAAGGACGGGCGCGTGCTGGACGCCATCGCGCTGGCCGCGAACAGCCTGCGGATGAACCCGGATCAGGGCATCGCCCAGATGATCGGCGCGCGTCAGCAGCAGCGGCAGGATCAGCAGATCGCCAACCGCACGGCCCAGTGGCTGGCGTCCAAGGGGCGCACCGATCTGGCCGAGGCGCTGACGACGGGCGCGCTGGACGCCAAGTCGGCTGTCGCGGCGGCGCTGACACCGGAAAAACCGCAAGGCTCTGTCGTGGATGCCGCCACGCTGCGGCAACAGTTCCCCAACGCGCAGATCGCGGAGGGCCTCTACAGCATGCAGCCCGATGGCACCATCACACGCGTCGGCGGGGACGTCCCCCAGACGACTGGCACCGACGATATGCGCGAATACGACGCTGCGCGGGCGCAGGGTTTCACGGGCACGTTTATGGACTACCTGACGACGGTCAAGAAGGCAGGCGCGCCCACGACGACGATGCCTGCGGGTGAAACGGCCTATGACAAAACCCTCGGCGAGTGGGGCGCGAAAACGTACACCACCCTGCAAGACAGCGCCGCCGCCGCGATGGATCAGATCGGCAACCTGTCCTACATGGAAAGCCTGATGGCCGACCCCAATTTCCGCACGGGGACGGGGACTGAGGCCATCATCTCCATGCGAAAGCTGGTCGAGGCGATGGGCGGGAACCCGGCAGAGGTGGGCAGCATCGAAGCCTTCCGGGGCGCGACGGCGCAAGCTGTGCTTGGTCAGATGGGCGGCTCTCTCGGCGCGGGCTTCTCCAACGCCGACCGCAGCTTTGTCGAGAGCATGGCCGCGAACCTCGACAACAGTCTGGCAGGCAACAAGCTGGTCATCAATGCCCAGCGCAAAGTGGCACAGCGTAAAGTCGAACTGGCGCGGCTGGCGGATCAGTACATCGCTGAAAAGGGGCGACTGGATGCGGGCTGGCCGCAGTACATGCGCGCCTATGCCGAGCAGAACCCGCTGTTCGGCGGGGCAGGCACGGACCCGATGGACTACGTGACGGGCGGGGGTAATTGACATGGCAGACTTCACCAGAGAGCAGCTTTTGGCTGGCGTGGACAGGGCCATCGCGGCAGGCGACCTTGTGGCCGCGCAGCAGTTGCTTGCGGAGGCAAACCGCGTCGCGCCGCCCCCGCAAACGTCGCTGCCCGTCCAAACGATGAGCGGCGTCAATGAGGGCATCGCGGGCGCGCTTGGCACGCCGATTGACTTGCTGAACAAGGGCCTCGGCGTGGTCGGCATGTCATCGGATTATCCGGTGGGCGGATCGCAAAGCCTCAAGGATTTGTTCCAAGCGATGACGGGCGGGACGGCGATCAGCGATGTCCCCCCGCAGACGACGGCGCAAAAGATCGCGCGACGCGGCGGGCAAGAGGTGGGGTCGGCCCTTCCGATGGCAGCGACGATGGCCGTGTCTGCACCCACCGCCGTGGCGAACGCAGCACCGAGCGTGCTGAACGCGGGGCGTCAACTGTGGTCTGATGTCGGCACGGCGTTCCGCGACGCCCCCGGCAAGTTTATGGCGAACGAGGCCGCAGCGGCGGCAGGCGGCGGCGCGGCGGCGGGGGCGGTCGAACAGGCATTCCCTGACAACCCGACAGCCGAAACCATCGCGCAGCTTGTCGGTGGCCTCGGCGGGTCGCTGGCCGCAAACACGGTTGAGCGTCTCGCAACGCGCTTGCCGAAAGGCCCCCAGTCTGTTGCCGACCTGAAGGCGGCGGCTGGTGACCTGTTTGATGACGTCAGACAAGCGAACATGGCCTTCCCGGCGACGACGTTTGGCAACATCGGGGCGGCGGCGCGCGTCATCGCCAGAGATCAGGGCATCCTGATGCCCAACGGTCGCATCGACCCAGAGTACACCAAGGTGCAGGGCGTCCTGAACCTGCTGGACCTGTACGCGCGCGGGACCGTCATCGATCCGGCCCAGATACTGGCCACCCGGCAGGGTATTTCGTCGCGCGCCCGCGACGCGGCAGGCACCAGCGAGGGCGTGATCCTGCGCCGCATCCTGAAAGAGTTCGACAACGAAACGTCGCAGCTTGCGCCGCAGATCGGCGTCGCAAACGCCATGTATCAGCGCGCCATGAAGGGCGAGACGCTGACAGATTTGCTGGACATCGCGCGCGTCAACGCGGGCCAGTTCAGCCAGAGCGGCATGGAGAATGCCGTCAGGGGCCAGTTCCGTGGTCTGGCACGGCGTATCGTGCGCGGGCAGGAAGTCGGCTGGTCACCAGATGAGGTGGCGGCGATCAACCAGATTGCGGCTGGCGGCACGCTGGACAACGCCCTGCGGTTCATCGGCAGGTTTGCGCCGCGAGGGCCTATGTCGGCCAGCGCCGGGATGGCGACTGTCGGCGGGGGCGTCATGGCCGCGACCCGCGACCCGTACATGGCGGCAGCGGCGGCAGGGGCGTTTGGCGGTACAGGGCAGGCGGCAAACCTTGCGGCAGGCAAGCTGCAAGAGCGGGCTGTACAAGACCTGATCGAAAAGGTCATCTCTGGACGCCCCCTGTCTGATCAGGGCGAGCAACGCATGCGCGCGGCGCTGACGGCCTATCTGACTGGGGCGGGGGAGCAAGCCGTCGCGCAGGCGACCGAAGACCGCA